GATATGCCTCAGAAGATCAGGGGTAGAAAGAGGGATTTACTTTTTTGCAATGAGGCTAATGAATTGACCTTTGAAGATTGGCAGCAGCTACTATTCAGAACGAATGAGAAGGTGATCATTGACTTCAATCCTTCAGAAGAATTCCATTGGATCTATGACCAAGTGCTACCTAGAAAGGATGTAGAATTCTATCAGACTACCTACAAGGATAACCCTTTCCTGGGGGCAGAGATCAAAGCAGAGATTGAAAGACTAAAGGATATAGATGAAAACTATTGGAGGGTCTACGGGCTAGGAGAAAGGGGGCAAAGTAGATCCCTAGTATATACATTCAGTACCACCAAAGAAATACCAAAGGAAGCAAAGCTAGTAAGCTATGGTCTTGATTTCGGGTATAGTTCAGATCCTACTAGCCTAGTGAGAACCTACATCTTAGATGATTCCATGTATGTGGATGAATTGCTGTACAGAACAGGCATGACCAATCAGGATATAGCAAATGAGATGAAGGTACTAGGGCTTGACAGGAGCAATGAAGTATTCGCAGATAGTGCCGAACCTAAAAGCATTGAAGAGATCTACAGGATGGGGTGGAATGTAAAGCCTACCATCAAAGGATCTATCAATATAGGCATAGACATCATCAGGAGATACAAGCTATATGCAACAGAAAGAAGCTATAACCTGATCAAGGAATTACGGAACTACAAATATATTGAAGATAAGAATGGGCAGATGACTAATAAGCCCGTGGATAATTTCAATCACGCCCTCGATGCCTTGAGGTATTCGGTGGTGAACAAGATCACATCAAGCCACCTAGGGAAGTACTCATTCAGATAGATACATCAAACCAAAAAAATATATTTCTTTTTATGTGGGATAAACTTACAGTAGGGCAGTTCATAAGCCTGTACGATATCGAGACAAACTCAAATCTGAACATAATTGAGAAGCAGCAAAAAATGCTTTCAATTGTGGAGGGGAATGATGAAGAATTCTATGATGATTTCAAGTACAGAGATCTCTTGCATGAGTATGCAGAGAAACTATCCTTCTTTGACAATATCCCTGAGACCAAGCCTGTGGACTATTTGCAGGTAGGTGATAACAGATATAAGTTCTGCTTTGAACTACACGAGATTACGGCAGGGCAGTACATAGATATCCTTTCATTTAGTGGGGAGATCATGCAGATCAATAAGATTGCTGCCTGCTTCTTCCTTCCTATGCAGGGTGATAAGTATCAAGGCTATGGGGTAGTGCCTCATGATGTGGTGGCTGATGATTTGCTAGGGGCAAATTTTCTAGAAGTATATAGTTGTATGCTTTTTTTTTGTCAATTATTCAGCGAATTAATAAGCAATACAATAATCTACTCAATGCTGAATCAGGATCTAGCGGAGAAGGTAGTGGATTTATGGAAAGGTGGGGGTGGGTATTTAGCACTAAGCAAGTTGCAGACTTCCAAAATATCACAGTAAATGCAGCCTATGATCTCAGGGTGATCGAGTACCTGAATACCCTAGCATATTTGAAGGATTATAACAAAGACAAAGAAGCGCAGTATAAGAAATGGCAGTTGCAACAAAAGATGAAGTAGCCAATATCACAATTGGAGGAAGAAAGCTAAGGGGTAGTGAATATGTCCTGAAGGCAGAAGAAATCCTGCTTCAAAATGTAGAGAGCGCACTACTTCGGCTAGGCTACAACTTAGCTGATAAACTTGAGGCAAATGCACCAATGGATTCAGGTAGGATGAAGGCATCCTTTGGAGAACCTGTGATCATTGAAACTAAGTACGGCTATAGGGTAGAGATTCCAACAGGTGCAGAATACTTTGACTACATTGATAAAGGGGTAAGAGGTGTTCAGCATGACATTAAAAACAAGAAAGTCTACCCAAATGCAAAGGGCGAGTTCTACCAATTTGAAACCTACTTCATGCCATTGAAAGCCTTGCAACAATTAGAGGGATGGATGAAGCGAAAGAATATAGAAATAGAGGCTAGGAATATGAGGGTAAGAGCAGCGGAGGAAGGTGATCCTTTGAAGGGTAGAAGAATCCTTCCTCAGATTTCTACTAGTGCTAAAAGAATGGCATACTATATCAAGAAGTATGGTATAGCAGGGACTAACTTCATACAAAGATCAGTAAATGAAGCCACCCCTCAATTTAATGTAGATATCCAAACCATAGGAGCAACTTCACTAGTTTTAAGAATAAGCAAATGATAACACTCACCCAACCTAGCATAAATATCCTACCTGCATTTAACAGGATTAACTACAGCATAAGCAGCACGAACTCTGAGGAGATCGGTTTTAAGTATGTGGTGAAGGTATACAATGCAGCAAATGAATTGGTAACTACTGCCTACTATGATAGCCCTGCTGATGCAGGAGATCCTGTAGAATTTGATGTCTCTAAGTATGTCTCTGTAGACTTCACCTATTCCAAGGGATTCTATGAGACTGCGAATTCATCAAGTTCTACCAATGTGATCAAGGGCTTCTACCTGAAGTGCTATGAGTACTATGAAGTAGGTGGGGAGTTCGTGATAGTTTTGGCTAGTGAAGTAGTGAGTTCTACTAAGTATGCTTTTGCAGGTGCTTTGCCTTTGCTAGAATTAAAAAATTGGTATGCAAATCAGGCACAATATTGGGGATCTAGCAATACTGTCTACAAGCCTTTATCAGATTGGACTACTATCAAAGTAAGGGAATCAGATTCACAGATCATATCCTTCATAAATACAGGGCTTTTGACTAATTGTGAACTGCTAGTCACCTACACAAACGCTACTACAGCAACCTACTATATTACACCTTCGGCAGTAGCTACTACAAGTGTGACCTATTTCAAGATCACTCCCATGACCTACGGGTCAAATGTGGAATCTATTCAATTATTTGTGAATTGGAATAACGGATCTGCAAGGAGGTACAAATTTGCCACCCTATTCACCCAATCCTGTGGAAAGTATGATCCTATGCGGATAGCCTACTTGAATAAGTTTGGGGCTTTTGATTTCTTCAACTTTGACCTAGTGAATAAGACTAGTTTTCAGATTGAAAAGAAGGGATATGAAAGAAACTATTCAGGGGATATCTATGAGGCTAATGGGATCGTGGTCAAAAATATCAATCCGATCTACTACACAAATGAAACACAGAATTGGAAGATCATTTCAGACTATCTAACAGATGCCCAGGCGGAACTACTTAGGGAACTGCATTCTTCCCCTTTGGTATTTTTGAATGTGGTGAATGATAACTATATCACCCCTTCATGGATTCCTGTGAAGCCTATGCCTACTAGCTATGAGATCAAGAAGACTGCTTCTGATAAGGTATTCAATATTGAACTAGATGTGGAACTTCAACTTTCTAACCCAAGACAGGTGATATGAGTGCAAGACTATTTGTAGAAGGAATTGAGGCTGATACCCTAGGTGATATAGATGTAGAATTCACCTTCTCTGTGGCTGATGTTAGCGACATTGAGAGAAGAAATACATCCTATTCAAAGACATTAACCCTACCAAGTACGGCAAAGAATCAGCAGCTATTTGGGAACATCTTTGATATCTCTGTAAGCAATGACTACATAGTCGGTGATGTAAACATAGGGCAGAACTTCAACCCTGCAAAGCAGGCACAGGCGCAGATCTTCCTAGATAATGTCAAAATATTTGATGGGGTTCTCAGGATGATGAAGATCAACTCCAAGGAAGGTGACATAGTCTATGAGGTGAATATGTTCGGAAGGCTTCGGGATATCCTACACGAACTAGGAGATAAGACTCTAGCTGATCTAGATTTTGATGACTATGATCATGTATGGAATAGAACCAATATAGAGGCTTCTTGGAGTAGAACAGATTGGGTAGATGGTGCGCAGAACTATGTCTATCCTTTGGTGGACTATGGCTATTCAACAGATGGCAATGTCACCTTTCCTATCACCAACTTCAAACCTGCTGTATTTGTAAGTGAGATTCTAAAGAGGATTTTTGCTGAGGCTAACTTCCAAGTGACTGCCCCGATCTTCAGTTCAGTCTATTTCAGAAAGCTACTTTTGATCACGGCAGAGAAGACCATCACCAAGGAAAGCACCACCCTACTGCATCAGACTCCTGTACTTTATCAGCAGGAAACTACTACAACACCTTCATTCTCTAGGCTGTTGAATTTTAGTAGCACCTTGGCATCAGGGTTCACGATCCAAAACTCAGGCACTAGATTCAGATGGAATAAGACACAGAACCTGAACACAGGTTTGACCTTAGATCTTAGGCTATCATTTGAATCACTAGAATCATTCACGAATAATCAATGGACAATTTTAGTTTTGAAGAATGGATCACAGATTTTGTCTTCTACCAGGAATGCACAACTAATTTCAGCAGGTCAATTTTACTATTGGACTGTTGATATTTCAGGTGGAATAGACCTTGCTTTTGATGACTACTTTGAGATCAGATTGACAGGTCAAGCACTTCAGGGTGTAGGTGATAATCCAAACATTCAGACAGAAGTAGTAGTAGCACCTATAGGATCTTTCAAGATAGGCAATACAGTACCCGTGGCAGTAGAACTTGAGCAGGGGGATACTATGAAAATAGAATACACCCTTCCAAAATCTTTGAAGCAGCGTGACTTCTTGAAGTCTATCATCTCAATGTATAACCTGTATGTAACTCAGGACAGGCTTCGGACAAATGTCCTAGAGATAATCCCATACAATGAATTTTACAGAACCTTCAAGGATCAGGCACTAGATTGGAGTGATAAGCTAGATCAAAGCAAAGAGATCTCAATCACCCCACTATCCGAACTTTCAGCAAAAGAATACAGGCTTACCTTTGATGATGATGCCGACTATTGGAGTACTTCCTACAAGACTAAGTTCAATCAAGCCTATGGGGAAAGTAGAACTATCATAGACAATGACTTTATACTAGACACAAAGACTGTGAAGGTGGTGTTCAGTCCACCTGTAATGAGGGAGCAGGTAGCAGGGCAGATCATGATTCACCTTTATAAGGTAGAAAATGGGGTCAAAATACCTGATAACTTCAAGCCTAGAATAGCCTATTGGAAGCCACAGGTAGCGTGCCCTGCTTGGAAGATAAGATATGCAGGGAATGTAGATGTGACCTATACCAACTACCCGTATGCAGGTCACCTAGATGATCCTATAGCACCGAATACTGATGTGCTTTTCGCTAACCCTAGGGAGGTCTATTTCTCGATTGGTGTATATCCAGGAGTTAACCTATACAAGGAATACTATGAAGGACTGATCACTTCGATAGGTGACAGGAATAGTAGGCTTCTTGAGGGGTATTTCTACTTGACACCTACGGACATCATGAACCTAGATTTCAGGACTATTGTGAAAGTAGGGGTTCACTTCTTCCAACTTGAGAAGGTGGATAAATATAACCCTATAGCGAACGGGCTTTCCTATGTATCCCTATTCAAGATCCTGAGAAACATCAGTCCTGTAGACTATGACTACATCCTTCTTGAAGATGACTTCTATATGCTACAAGAAAACGGAACTTCTAGATTTTATATTTAATCGATATGGCAGATAAGAGAATAAGTCAACTAGTAGAGCGCATAAACATTGCTAACAATGATGTTCTACCTATAGTAGCAAGCGGTGCTACCACTACCAACAAAGTAACTGTTTCCACCTTACAGGATTGGATGCAGGATAACCTAGATGTGGGTGTCACTTCTGTAGGTCTTTCTATGCCTTCGGCTTTCACTGTCACCAATAGTCCCGTAACTACTTCAGGGAATATCTCTGTAGTAGGTGCAGGAACAGTATCCCAATACATTCGTGGAGATGGTAGCCTAGCAGACTTCCCTCAAGGTGGTGGTGGAGGCGGTGCTTCTGTTAACTACTACCTAAATGGATCAGTATCTCAGGGTACTATCGGAGGTATAGCCTACAGAGAAATGAATAAGACACCTATTCTAGGCACAGGCACAGACTTTGTGGCTATTGCAGACGGGTATTTAGCTTCATTCATTACGGATGCAGGAGATCCTAGTCTACTACAAATCCCAGGGGGCAATTGGAATTTTGAAACCTACTTCAGTGCATCTTCAGGAGGTGGTACTCCTACTTTCTATGTAGAACTTTACAAGGTAGATTCAGGAGGAACGGCTACTTTGATAGCTTCAAATTCAGGCACTCCTGAACTCATAGCATTTGGTACTACAATTACTCCCTATTTTTCTACTCTTGCAGTACCTACTACAACACTAGCCTTGACAGATAGACTAGCACT